GCCATGCACTTGACTGGCCGCTATCCGTCCTGGTGGACTGGGCGGCGCTTCAACTACGCCATCCGCGCCATGTGCGGGTCCGAGTCAGCCGAGCTGACCAAGAAGGGCATTCAGCGCTTGATGCTTGGCCCGCCTGAGATGCGGGAAGAGTGGGGCACAGGCGCAGTTCCGTGGGACGCGCTGAAGGACACCAGCCTGAAGCAGGGTGTGCCCGACGCGGTGGCCAGCATTGTGGTGCGCCACGAGTGTGGCGAGGACAGCGTCTTGCAGTTCAACAGCTACGACCAGGGCCGGACCAAGTGGCAGGCCGACACCGTGGACATCGTGTGGTTCGACGAAGAGCCACCGCTGCCGATCTACTCCGAAGGCTTGACGCGTACCAACGCGACAGCCGGCCAGGTGTTCGTGACGTTCACGCCGTTGCTGGGCATGTCCGAGGTGGTCAAGCGCTACCTGCTGGAGAAGCCCGCCGGGTCTCACGTCACCAACATGACGATCAGCGATGCTGAGCACTACACGCCTGAACAGGCTGAGGCCATCATCGCCAGCTACCCAGAGCACGAGCGCGAGGCTCGCGCCAAGGGCGTGCCAATCCTGGGCAGCGGCCGGGTGTTCCCGGTGGCCGAGGAGGCGATCAAGGTTCGGGCGTTCCCGATCCCGCCGCACTGGGCGCGCATCGCAGCCATCGACTTCGGCGTCGATCACCCGACGGCTGTCGTGTGGATGGCCTGGGACCGAGACACCGACTCGATGTACGTGACGGACTGCTACCGACGCAGTGAGCCGGGCATCGCAGGTCACGCCATGGCTGTGCGTGCGCGTGGCGACTGGGTGCCAATCGCCTGGCCGCACGACGGCTTGCAGCGCGACAAGGGTGGCAGCGGTGAGCAGCTGGCCAAGCAGTACAAGGACCAGGGTCTGAACATGCTGGCCAACCGGGTCACGTTCGAGGACGGCAGCAACGGCGTCGAGGCCGGTCTGTCCGAGATGCTGACACGCATGCAGACCATGCGCCTGCGGGTGTTCTCACACCTGGAGGACTGGTTCGAGGAGTTCCGGCTGTACCACCGCAAGGATGGTATGGTCGTGAAGAGCAGCGACGACCTGATGTCCGCGACACGCTACGCCATGATGGGCCGGCGCTTCGCCAAGACGCAGGAAGAAGCCGAGACAAGACTGAAACCAGGGCGCGCTGCGCCCGTTTTGCCGTTCACCGTCTTCGACGAGACGGCTGGATATTGATCAACTTCAACTGAGGAAAAACTCATGGCTACTATCGTCCCAACAATCGACCGCGACTCAGTGCCCGGTGCAGTGCTTGCCACCTGGGCCGCCATGGCCACCGGCGACGTCGGTGCTGGCGTGCCCATCGCTTACGCTGCCGACCTGACTGGCCAAGTGTCCGGCACTTTTGGCGGTGCCACGATCGTCTGGCAAGGCTCCAACGACAACGCCACCTGGCACCCGCTGACCCAGCGAGCCGGCACAGGCAACATGTCTTACACCGCTGCCGCAGTTCACACCGCCAACGAGAACCCAGCCTTCGTGCGCCCCGCCGTCACTGGCGGCACAAGCGTCACGCTCAAAGGTGTCTTGGCCATTCACGCCCGCTACGCCAAAGCGCCTTACTAAGCTGAGGACTGAACCCCATGGAAATCCAACCACAACAGATCGACGTAGAGGTCGTGACCGACGAGGACCTCGAAGCCAGGCAAGCCGAGCGCTTGCAGACTTTCGGTCACGGCCTTGGCCAGCAGCGCGATGAGTGGATTCGCTCGCGCTACAGCTACGGCGTTGACAAACGCTGGTTGGAGGACGAGGACCAGTACAACGCCAAGGACAACGTCAACAAGGCAGCCAGCCAGATGATGACATCGGTGGAGCAGGGTTACCCTGTGACCACGCAGTTCGCCAAGCCACACCGGTCAACGGTGTTCATTGGCCTGACGCGGCAAAAGACCAACGCGGCCGAAGCCCGGATCGCGGACATCCTGCTGCCGACCGACGACCGCAACTGGGGCATCGAGCCAACACCCGAGCCCAAGATGGCTGAGATGGGTCGCGACACGCGCCTGGCAGGCGACAAGTTCACAGGCGAGCCGCTGGCTGACCCTGAGACTGGCCAGCCGCTGCGCATGAAGGACATCGCCCGCGCTGTCATGAAGACCGCGCGAGAGAAAGCCAAGGCCATGCAGACCACGATCGACGACCAGCTCGTTGAGTGCGACTACAACGGCGAGCTGCGCAAGGTGATCCACGACGCAGCAGTGCTGGGCACCGGCGTGATCAAAGGGCCGATCGTCACCAACCGCACGCGCAAAGCCTGGCAGCCATTGACCGATGTCAACGGCGAGAAAGTGCACCAGCTGGAGATCGTCAAAGAGACCAGCCCGGCGTCGTTCCGCGTCGACCCGCGCAACTGCTTCCCCGATCCAGGCTGCGGCGAGTCCATCCACCACGGCAAAGGGATCTACGAGCGCGAGCAGATGACCGGCCGCCAAGTGCGTGACCTGGCCAAGCAGCCCGGCTTCATGAAGGACCAGCTGCGCAAGGTCTTGGAAGAAGGCCCCAAGCGCGCGGCCGTGTTCCAAGAGATGAAGGACGACGACCAGCGTGACGTGGCCCGCGCCACGTTCGAGATGTGGACCTACTGGGGTGAGGTCGATCACGAGGACCTCGAGGCCGCTGGCGTCAAGATGGGTGAGAAGGACCCGCTGCGCAGCGTGAGCGCCTGCGTAGTCATGATCAACAACACCGTGGTCAAGGCCTTCCCCAATCCGATGGAAGGCGGCGACCTGCCCTACGACTTCTACGTCTGGGAAAAGGTGGCCGACAGCGTCTGGGGCTACGGCATCCCGTACCTCATGCGCGCACAGCAAAAGGTCCTGAACGCTGCATGGCGTCAGATGATGGACAACGCCGGCGTGTCCAGCGGTCCGCAGATCGTGGTCAAGCCCAACACGATCCAGCCCGCCGACAAGCAGTGGCAGCTGTCTGCCCGCAAGATCTGGTACGCCACGGACGACGTGGACGACGTGAGCAAAGCCTTTGCGACGTTCGAGTTCGACAGCCACCAAGGCGAGCTGGCCAACATCATCAAGATGGCCATGGAGTTGGCAGACCAGGAGACTGGCGTGCCCACCATCATGCAGGGCGAGCAGGGCGCTGCGCCTGACACCGTGGGCGGCATGCAGATGCTGATGAACTCGGCCAACGTGGTCTTGCGCCGCCTGGTCAAGCAGTTCGACGACATGGTCACCCGGCCGCACATCCGCCGGTACTACGACTTCAACATGATGTACAACGAGAACGAAGAGGTGAAGGGCGACTTCAGCATCGACGCTCGCGGCTCATCGGCCTTGTTGGTGCGCGACGTGCAGAACCAGGCCTTCCTGAACCTGCTGGCCGCAGCCACCAACCCGGTGTTCGGCATGTACATCGACGCCCAGAAGCTGTTTGAGAAGGCGCTGCAAGCCCAGCACATCGACCCGGCCGAGGTGTTCAAGTCCGAGGATGAGCTGGAGAAACTCAAAGAAGCGCAGGCCCAGGGCCAGGAGGAACCGCCAGATCCCCGCATCCAGGCAGCCCAGATCCGCGCCGAAGCCGACATGGCCAAGGTCCAAGCCCAGAACGAGGGCGACGCCGCTGAGCTGCAGCTGCGCCAATCCATCTTCCAGCAGGAAGCCGAGATGCGCATGGCCGAGCTGCAGATGACCCGCGAGATCGAGATGCTGAAGATGTCCAACAACCAGAACATCAGCCTGGAAGTGATCAAAGCCAAGCTGGCCGACACCGCAATCAGGGAGCGCGGCCGCAAGGAGCTGTTCGCAGCCGAGCAAAACCTGAAGCTGCAAGTTGGCTCAGGCATCTAAATGCGTACACCAAACAGGTGGTTTCGTACAAACAAAAGTGTTGCACGCAAACCACAGTTTGGTCTACAATTTCTTCGGGCGAAGTGCGTCCAAAATTTACCAAGCCAGCTCCCAAGCTGGCTTTTTTGTGAATGACTGATTACTCCTCTGACACCTGGCATCGGTTGCGCAAATGGGCGGAAGCCCAGCTTGACCTTGCCAGGAAGAAAAACGATGCCGTCGGGCTCTCCGACACAGAGACGGCAGCGCTGAGGGGTGAGATCAGAGCACTGAAAAGATTTCTCGACTTGCCGAATGAGGCAACTCGGGGTGTGGCGGTCGAGCCGGAGTAACTTCCCGCTTGGCCTTGTAAGTGAACCGCTGAAAGGCGGTTTTTGTTTGGAGAGCAAAAATGGAAGAAACCCAACTGTCTTCGGAAGAAGCACAAGCAGCTTGGAATGAAGAGGCCGCAAAGCTAGATGCCAGTGATTCGTCACTCGCGTCTGACCCCTTGGCCGCTGCACCGGAAACGCTGCAGACTGAAGTCCAGCAAGACCTTGAACCGGAGCAAGTGGAAGACCCCTATGCCGGACTGTCACCGGCGGTTCGTGCCCAACTGGCACGCATCGACGAACTGTCTCAGGCAAACGCTCAATTGCTGCACCACGTAAAGACTACTGAGGGTCGCGTGGCTGCTATGCAGCGAGAGGCTCAGCAGGCCCGTCAGGCATCGACGCAAGTCGCACCGCAAGACGCGCCAACGCAGAACGCCATCGCTTCAGCGGCCAAGAACCCCGAGAAGTGGGAGCAGCTCAAGCAGGATTTTCCGGAGTGGGCAGGAGCGATGGAGGAATACGTCGCTGCCAAGATCGGCACCCAGCAAGCAGGCTTGACATCCGAACAGGTGACAGGCTTTGTGCAGCAACAAGTGGAGCAGACCAAGGCAGAGATGCGAGCCGCCATTGAAGAGGCCAGGATTGAAGGCAAGCACGAAGACTGGAAAACCGTGGTGAACACCCCCGAGTTCGCCGCCTGGTACGCAGTGCAACCGTCTGATGTCAAGGCCTTGGCAGAGAGCCCGCAAGGCAAAGACGCGATCAGGATGCTGGACATGTTCAGCGAGTCCCGGACGCGTTCAGCTTCGGATATTCGGCAAGAGCGCGGAGCACGTCTCGCTGCAGCCGCGACAACTCGACCCGGTCAGACACCGCCGCCTAAGACCATTGGCGACATGTCACCGGCGGAACTGTGGAACTACGAAGCCAAGAAACGCGAGCGAGAGCTCAAGGAACGCGGCTATTAACTCAATTTTCAGAAAAGGAAACTAGACCATGTCTATCCAAAATTACGGCACCGTAGCATCGCGAAACCTTATCCGCGCTGCCCAAGGTATGCTGGAACACGCCCAGCCCATCACCGTCCTCGGTGACTTCGGTACTCAACGCGAGATGCCACAAAACTCGACAGACACCTTGGTGTTCCGTCGTACTCTGCCCTTCGGCGCATCGACTGTCGGTACCACCATCGAAGGCTCTTCGCGCTATGTCGGCACTCCTGACATCACTGCTTCCAACTTCGTGTTGGCTGAAGGCGTGACTCCCAACGCAAACACCATCTCCTTCCAGGACGTGTCTGTTCAGTTGCAACAATACGGCGTGCTGTTCAAGTACTCCAGCAAAGTTGAGCAGCTGTACGAAGACGACATCCCCGGCGAGATGGTCAAGCTGACTGGCGAGACCCTGGCCGAAG